GGTCCCGGCGGACATCGCGCCCGAGAACAAGGCGGCCGAGGTTGCCTACCAGGTCAGCGGCAAGGTGCAGCCGACCAGGCGCGAGCAGCTTATCCACCAGCAGCTCATCGCCACCCAGGTCGCGCCGTTGGCCGAGAGCAAGGCCCAGCAGGCGGTGGCCCAGGCCCAGCAGCTCGTAAGCCAGAAGCTGGCAGAGGCCAAGAAGGAAGAAGACACCTGGGCGGGCCGCAAGGCCAAGATGAAGCTCGCCACCGAGGCCGGTCTTGCCGTCACGGGCGGTGCCCTGGCCTATCTCGCGGTGAAGTCGGGCGCTCCCGAGATCCTGCCGATCATCGCCACGGTGGGTCCGTTCCTGATCCAGACCATCATCGAGTTCTTTAAGAAGCTGTGATGGCGACCGTCAAACCAGAGGATCGCCAGTACCTCATCGACGTGTGGACAGAGCTTCTGGTGAGCAAGGGCATGGACGAAGAACGCGCCGAGGAATTTGCCACCGAGGTTACGGATCAGGCCATCGCGCAGCAGCAATCCTGAAGATTCCTGCATACCGGGTCATGCGTTCCTGGACGCGGCAGCCTACGATGGCCTTCAAGTAGACGTTGAGAGTCTAGGAGGCGTCATGGCCTCACGGCAGGCTGCCATCGCAGCACTAGCCGTACGCGGAGTGAGCAACCCCGAGCATCTAGCCGCCTACATCGCCAGCCGCACCAGGGGCAGCAGGGTCGAGCTGGCCACCCCGCGATACCCGGTCACGTCGCCCGGCGACGTCCTGATCGGCCGCAGCGCAACCGGCGGCGCGTCGATCCGGCACCGCAGGGGCGGCACGCTGATCGGGGAGATCAGGGACGAGGACGGCTGGCGGGCGGTCTACGGCGGCAAGACGTCCACCCGGCCGCATGTGCACCAGCGCGGAGCCCTGGCCGAGCTGCTGGGCCTGTGGAACCGGGGCACCGACCAGCCTGCTGACGGGGCGCTCCAGCCGCCGCCGGTCCAGACGCCGCTGATGGAGCAGTACGGGGTGCCCGCTATCAACGCCCTGGCCACGCCCGCGCGCTCAGCCGGTGACGGCGCTCGGGTCACCATGGCCAACGGCGGCAAGGAGCCCGACGCCGACGACAACGAGTTGTCACCCAAGGGCCTGAGCATCAGGAAGAAGCTGAAGGCCAAGGGCTGGGACCACGCCAAGGCGCACAAGTTCGCCAAGCGCGCCCAGTCGTTCGGGGCACCCTCATGACCGCTTTCGCCGCGCTGCTGACCCCGTTCGACCGGGGCACTGCGATCGAGCTGGGCAACAAGCTCTGGCGCAAGCGGGTGCTGCCGATCGGGGACATCCAGTACCAGGGCCGCACGCTGCACTTCACGCCGGGCTACCTGGCGGGGCTGGCAGAGGCGTTCCGCAGCCGGGCGTATGACCAGGTGTCCTTCCAGCTCGCGGACGCGGGCAACAGTCATACCAATGACCCGGAGCGTCATCGCGGCACGATCGTGGACATGCAGACCGAGCCGGACGGGCTCTATATCACGCTCGACCCGACCCCGGCTGGCGAGCAGGTGCTGAGGGAGAATCCGTACCTGGGCGTATCGGCGCGGATAGTCGAGCAGTACCAGCGCGCGGACGGGAAGTTCTACCCTGCCGCCGTTCAGCACGTGCTCGGGACACTGGACCCGCGCATTCCGGGCCTCGGGGCCTGGCAGACCATCGAGGCGGCCAACACGCCGTCACTCGTTATAGACCTCACCGGATCGAGTTACGCCGGACAGGAAGTGGAGACCATGCCCGAGCAGATGAACCCCCAGCAGCAGGCCAACCTGAGCAAGCTGCTCAACATGGACCCGGCTGCCCTGGACCGGCTGCTCGGGCAGCAGCAAGCCCCGCCTGCTGGTAACGGCAGCACGCCGCCCGCACCGCCAGCCGATGACGAGCTGACCGACGCCGAGCTGGCCGACCTGATCGCCGCCCTGGACGATGACGAGCTGGCCGCCGTCGAGGCCGGGCTTGACGCCGACACCGCCGATGCCATGCAGACCACCGGCCTGACGGCCGAGGCGCAGATGGCCATCGACCTCGCCAACTCCCGCGCGGATGAGACCGAGCGCCAGCTTGGCGTCTTCCAGACGCGGTTCGAGGCGCAGACGTTCGATGTGGAGAAGCGGCAGCTCGCGGATCTCGGCGTGCCGCCCTACATCACCGACCTGGCCCGGCCGGTGCTCCAGGGCTCCGGGCACACCATCGACCTGGCCAACGGCCAGCGGGTGGACGTCGGCCAGGTCATGCGCAAGGTGCTGAGCGAGTACGCCAAGATGGCGCAGATGCTCGACCTGGGCGCGGAGCTGGGCACCCCGATGGACGAGCCGCCCGGCGCGCAGCCGAGCGCGGAGCAGACGGCGCGCAGCGAGGTCATCGACCGCGCCAGGCAGCAGATGGGCCTGTAGCCGATGGCCAAGTACATCCTCACCACGGCAGCGCAGGTGGCGTTCGTCAACTACCTGCAACCCGGCCGTGTGCACGTCAAGGGGCAGACCGTGGACCTGTCGCCAGCCGAGGTCACCGCTCTCGGGGCTGGCAACATGCGGGCGGTCGCCACCGCCACCGTCCACGACCAGCAAGGTGAAGCTGTCGGCGTATCGAACGGCTCTTAGGAGGAACGATGGCAGGAGCCCTGCCGCACTACAAGGTTGGCCCGTCCAACTACCAGGTGTTCGGCCTGATCTACGGCGGTCAGTGGGTCATGCACCACTCGATCACGCCGGGTACCACAGACCTGACGGTGGCGCTTGCGACACCCTCGGTCAACTACGCGCTCGGCGTGGCCGGAAGTGATGCCGCGCCCATCTCCGTCCAGACCGGCCTGCCGAACACCTACGGCCAGCCGCTGATTGACATCTCCGTGCTGACTGACTACGTGGCGGTCTACTACGGCGGCGTGGACATCTTCTGCTGGTACTCAGGGGCGGCCTACGTCGGCCAGCCGCTGATGATCAGCGCGGTCGGCGGCAACGCCGGGACCGTGGTCGCCTACGCGGCTGGCACGGCTGACCTCATCGTCGCTCGCTGCACGCACCCCGGCGGCATCTCAGCCGGGATGCTCACCCAGCAAATCGGCGGCCAGGGCGGCGCGTCCTACTTCTTCGGCCGCTGCCGAGTCGAGATTTGAGGGAGTGAGTCATGCCGACTGGTGCCAGGAGCTATAGCGATGCACCACGGATCACCGTCAACGAGCTGCTGAAGGACCCGCTGGTCATCCCCCAGCTCATCCTCGATATCACGCGCAACGAGTTCGTCATGGACTCGGTGCTGCGGTCGGGCGGGGCGGCACCATCCGGCGCGGTCAGGTACGCCGAGAGCACGCCTCTGTACGCCGACGACTACCCGGAGATCCGGCCTGAGTTCGGTGAGGTCCCGATCGTGCCGACCAGCGTCGGAATCCCGCGAGTGGTCTTCAGCCACGAGCGCGCGATGGCGATCATGGTCTCCGATGAGATGCGCCGCCGTCAGGCCATCGACCCGGTGACCCGCCAGCTCTTGCAGGTCAAGAACACGATGGTCTACTCGTGGAACACCGCCTTCTACTCGGCGGTAGTCTCCAACGCCTCGATCCAGACACTCGCCGTGGCGAACGCCTGGGCCAGCGCGGCTGCGACCATCCGGGCCGACATCATGCAGGCGGTCTACCTGATCGAGAACGCCAACATCGTGTCCCCGAGCGGCGTGACGCAGTGGCTCGGATTCGAGGCCGACACGCTGATCATCAACCACGGCACCAAGAACACGCTGCTCCAGAGCGCCACGTTCGCCGCGCCGTACATCGGTGACATCGCCAGCGAGAACCTGCTGTACACGGGCACGCTCCCGCAGCAGATCCTCAACCTGGACGTGATGGTCTCCCGCCAGGTCCCGGCGGGCAACGCGCTCATCATGCAGCGCCAGCGGGCGGGCTTCTTCGCGGACGAGCTGCCGTTCATGGCAGGCCCGCTCTACCGCGACGAGCCGCGCAAGACCTGGCGGTCGGACACGCAGCGCGCCGCTGCCATCGGCCTGGACCAGCCGCTGGCCATCGTGCTGCTGAGCGGAGTCTGATGCCCCCGCAGACACGGCCAGGCGCAGGACGCCCAATGCCGGTCATCAACGAGGCATCGGAGATGACCCCGCTGTCCGAGGCCGAGCGCGAGGTGATGAACAAGCTGCTCGCGCGGGAGAGCCAGGTGCAGACGCCTGCCTCCAGGCCCGGCGACCCGTACATCGCGCTGATCAACCTGAACGTGCCCCGGCGCGGGACTGACCCGCTGCGCGGCTCGGACCTGGTGATGGCGGGCGAGACGGTCAATCTCACGCCCGAGGAAGCGGCTGGCTACATGCGGCACGGGCCGGGAGACGGACGCAGGGTGCCGGTTATCCGGCCCGCGACCGGCCCGAAGTCCAGCAGCGAGGCACCGCAGCGTGTCCCCCCACGCGCGGTCTCGGGGGCGTTGCGGCAGCCCGCAACGCCCGCTCCGGGCTCGGGCATGCCGCTGCCCGACCCGGCTGGCGCATCCGCGATCCTCCAGCAGGAGGTCCCGGAGACCGGTGAGCCGGTGCCGGGCAGCGAGAACAGCGACGGTGACCCCGGCGCGGGCGGCACGTACGTCAGCGCCGAGGACATCCTGCCCGAGCGCACCCGAGCGAGGGCAGCGCAAGCTCAGGCCGGGAGGTAACCGCTCATGCCGCCACTGGTGCCAGCCAACGTCTTCGCCCCGTGCCCGCGCTGCAACATACTGCGGACGCTCATCGGCACCGGCACGGCCTACCTGTGCGGCGCGTGCGAGTGGGCGTTCACGGCGAGCACGGTGGCCCCGACCGGGACCGGCACGGGCGCGGTGACCACCGCATCGACCGCGATCACCGTGGCCAGCGGCGGCGCGGCCTTCACCAACGGCATGTCGCTGCTGTACGACACGGCGGCTAACGCCGAGATCGTCCGGGTCAGCGGCGTGCCGACCGGCACGTCGGTCCCGGTGGCCAAGTTTTACCGCGCGCACGGCGGCGGCGCTGCGTTCGGCCAGCTCCTGCTCACCCCGTCGCAGCTCGCCTCCGAGCGGGTACCGCCAGCGGCTGGCTGGGGCTTCTGATGGCGCTGAACAAGTACGTCCTGACCGCCACCGTGACGGTTGCCCCAGGCACGGCCTCCACGCTGGTCGCCGGGGAGCCCGGAACCGGCGGCGCGGCTGGCTTCGGCAACGCCAGCACCACCGGAGGCCCGCTGTACCCGGCGACTTTCGTCAAGAACACGGCGATCGTGCTCGACCCGGCGAGCCCGCTGTACACCGCGATCGGGGCCGGGAACCTGCGAGCCTACGTGCAGGGCCAGGACGATGTTGGCCACGCCGCGCTCGGGAATTTAGGAGGGCATGATGGCTGTCTCGACACCTGCGGTCCCGCTCACCACGGTCGTGGTGACCAACACCACCGGCCAGTATGTCTCGGTCGCCATCGTCGGCGGCACCATGACCAACGTGAGCATCAACGGGGTGACCGCTGGCGCGGGCGCGGGCAACTACTCGCTGCCGCCCGGCGGCACCATCTCGATGACCTATACGGTCGCGCCCACCTGGACCTGGACCGCGCCGATCGCCACCAGCTACACGCCCGGCTACTCGGCCTACAACTCCGGTGCCTCGGGGCCTGGATACAGCCCGATCACCGCGATGCCGTACGCGGCGCATTCCCTGTCCGGCTTCACCGGCTGGGGCGTGGGGGTGTGCAACTGATGGCCGCCAGCCCGCGCATTGTCGCCAATGACGTCATCGTGGCCTGGGATCTCGTCTCGACCCTCGTCAGGCGAGGCACCATCGTGGACATCCCGCCCGGCGGACCCCTGGAGGCGGCCTACGGCGGCGCTGGCAACCTGGTCGCGCTCGGGCCGACCAGCGCCCAGGTAGTGTCCGGCGACACAGAGCCCGTAGGGGACTCGGGAGGCGGCAACCTGTGACCGCACCCGCTCCCGCTCCCGCCTACACCGGCCGGTCGCCGTGGTTCGTGTTCCGGCTGCTGTGCCTGGTCGCCGCCGTCTGCCTGTTCATCGCCGCGCTGGAGTTCTCCCGCATCCTGCACGGCGGCGCTGACATGGGCTGGGCCTGGGGCGCTGGCGGCCTCTCGGCGTTCTTCCTGGCCTGGTCGGTGCCATGACTACTCCCCTGCCCACCGGGCCGCTCTACGCCTCGGTCGATGACCTGAAGCAGTGGGTGAGCGGTACTGATTCCGGGACCGGCACGCCAGCCCAGCTCAGCGACGATCAACTGTCGCTGTGCCTGTACTCGGCGTCCAACCGGGTCAGCGTCTACGGCGGCGGCATCTACGACGGCAGCACAGCGGCGGCCACCCCGCCGCCGGTCTTCCATGACCTCACGCTCGACCTGGCCGCGTTCTTCGCCTGGCGGACCTACCTCAAGGGCAAGGTCATGGCCGCCGACCACCCGGTGTTCGTGGCCTACCAGAGCGCCCAGCAGATGCTCAACGACGTCCGCGAGAACAAGATCGACCTGGACGTCATGGTGGCCGGGAGCGGTGTCGGGCCAAGCGAGACCTCGCACCCCATCAACCGCATCCCGAACATCTTCACCGGGGAAGACAGCAACACGCGGGTCGTGAACAACCAGCTAGAAGTCGATGTGCCAGCCGGTCTGTGGTCGCCTCGGGCCATGGGCTGGAGCAGCAGCCAGGGGTGACATGGAGACCTTCAGCGCGCGGATAGCGGAGCTTCGCCGGATGACCGGCGCTCCGCATACGCTGCGCGGGCAGGTCACCGTGGACCAGATCTACGCCCACTACCAGCATGAGCACCTGGAGTTCCGGCACCCGCGCGGCGGGCACGCGCTCTACCTCCAGTCCCCGCTGTACGAGTACTACAACGGGTACCTGGGCGGCTACGCCCGCGAGGTGCTGGACAACGGCGGCCAGGACGCGATGGCCCAGGCGATGAACCACCTGAGCTACCGGGTGGAGATCGAGGCACCCGTGGAGTTCGCTGACCTGCGGCGCTCCGGGCACCCCGAGGTCTACTCCGGGCAGCGCCAGGTCTACGACCGGCAGCCCAAGCAGCACCGGCTGACCGAGGGCGAGCTGCGGATCAAGGCCCGGCTGCGGCACCTGCCGCCCGAGCTGATCGGCTGGATCTGGTGGCACGTGATGCACAAGCAGGAGCCGCCGCCGCACCTGGGCGGGAGGCGCGGATGAGCACGCCGACTGTCGCCATGACCAGGGTCGTGATCGACCTGCTCACTGCCATGGGCTGGGACGGGGCGCAGGAGCTGGGCTACCCGCTGTATCCCGGTATCGAGATCCTGACCGAGCCCGACCGGGCGGTGTTCATCACCGCTACCGGCGGGCCGGGCTTCACCACCGAGGAAGCGGCCACCGACGCCTGGTCCTTCCAGGCCCGCGTGCGCGGACCCACCGATGAGCCCTACGAGCCCGAGATCA